AGCGGCACAGGTTACTTAATGACTAAGATTGTAAATGAAAATATAACAAATGCGGCAGCGTTGAAACAATGGGGTACTTTAGAACTTAGAAAGTTATCATCGCCATCATATCAATATGAAGCAAATATTTTAATGTTAGAACAAGTCTATGGTTTTGAAGCACATCGAATAAGAAAAGGCAGTTTTGTAAGAATTGTAGATTTAGAAATGAGTCCTCCAATTACAGTACAAGCAAGGGTTATTGAGTTAAATATTTGTTATAGCGATATGTCAAAAAGCACTTGTGTAGTTGGTGATTTTATTGATATTAATTCGGCTACACCTGCGATTATAAATCAATTGAGGGAAAACGCGAAAGTATCAACAAATGCTAATAAAGTTGCGTCAATCGCAAGTAATAAGGCTGAAACAGCACAGCAAATCGCTAGTAGTGCCGAAAGTGTAGCAAATGATGCGAATACAAATGCAACAGATGCAAAACAAGTAGCAAATGATGCTAAAGATTCCGCTGTCACAGCAATAGATACAGCTAATGACGCGTTAATGAAAGCTGGTGATAACAATAAACCTTTTTATGGTGAGCTACCGCCAGCTATTCCAAAGATAAACGATACATGGTTCAAGATAGATGAGGTTGAAGATACTATAACAGGTGTTTTTAAGTGGGATGGGATAATTTGGAAAGAAATACCTCTGGATTATAACGCTTTAAAAGTCGGGGAGTTATCAGCGATTACTGCGAAATTAGGTGATGTAGAGAGTGGGAGTATCACAGGTGCTGAATTTATTCACAATATTAATTATCGTGATGATGAAGGCAATTTGTTTACTGGGACGGTCACGATGAATGACGATGGCTTTAATGCTGCTACAGTACTGCCAACTGGCGCCGGCTCTACTATTTTAAAAAGTGATGTTACAACACTCGGCGGTGTGAAAGTAGCACAGCAACTGATGGATCATAATGTTTCCGGAGAACTAAAAGAGGCAATGCTACGCGGTGATTCGTTAGATTTCTCTAAGGAGGGACAAACAACTTTATCTGTAAATGCAGATTCGTTTTATAAAACGAGTTGGAAAGATTTACCGCTTAACTCAGGATATTCTACAGCCGAATTTAATACACCTCAATATATGATTTTATGCATTTTTGGAATTAGAATTGTGTTTTTCCGTGGTCAAGTTCAAAAATCAACCGCATGGGCATCAGCTAACGCTTTTGCTTCTGTGCCTCTTGAGATACAGACAACAAGAACGGCGATGGCTTACGCGCCAACGAGCAAATCGACTGGTGGTCGAGTACATGCGTCTTCCGCCAATGCAATGAGTTTTATGCCCGTCGACACTAGCGTTACTTATTTTGCGTTAAATCAATTATTTTATGTTTTAGATTAAAGCCGAGCAAGGCTTATTTTTTATGGGGGATGATGAAAATGTATGATGGGCTAACAAAAGTTTTTGATTATGCTTTAGCGAAAGAAATGTTCTTCGCGGCGCTCTTTGTAGCGCTTTTTATAATCTTACTAATTATCACAAAAAGAATTTGGGATGATTCAAAAATTGTAAGAATAGAAATGAAAGAAGAACGCGAAAAAGTGGAGGAAGAACGAGAGAAGCGTAATAAGGAATCGAAAGAAGAGAGAGATAAATTTATAAGTACGATGAACGAACAACAGCGATTGATGGATAGGCAAAATGACATGATGAAACAGCAACAACAATCAATTGACAGCTTGTCTAAATCAGTCGGAAAGTTAGCTCACAAAGTAGATTTATTGGAACACAAAATAACGAAGTAAAGGATGATAGAAATGGAGTTTGGAAAAGAGTTACTAGTTTACATGACATTTTTAGTAGTTGTAACACCTGTGTTTGTTCAGGCGATTAAGAAGACGGAGTTAGTCCCGTCTAAGTGGCTTCCGACTGTTAGCATACTTATTGGTGCTATTCTGGGCGCATTAGCAACGTTTTTGGATGGCTCTGGATCGCTTGCAACGATGATTTGGGCAGGCGCTTTAGCAGGAGCTGGTGGTACTGGATTATTTGAACAATTTACTAATCGAAGCAAAAAATATGGAGAGGATGATAAATAATGACAAGTTATTATTATAGTAGAAGTTTAGCGAATGTAAATAAGTTAGCAGACAATACGAAAGCGGCAGCTAGAAAATTGCTAGATTGGTCCGAAAACAACGGAATTGAAGTATTAATCTACGAAACAATTAGAACGAAAGAACAACAAGCCGCAAATGTTGCTAGCGGAGCGTCTCAAACAATGCGCTCTTATCATTTAGTTGGACAAGCGCTAGATTTCGTCATGACGAAATCTAAAACTGTTGATTGGGGCGCTTATCGTTCAGATAAAGGCAAGAAATTTGTGGCAAAAGCGAAGGCCCTTGGATTTGAATGGGGCGGTGATTGGTCTGGATTTGTAGACAATCCGCACCTTCAATTTAATTATAAAGGCTATGGGACTGATACTTTTGGAAAAGGAGCTAGTACTAGTAATTCTCCTAAACCGAGCGCAAATGCGAACACGAACAGTCTAGGATTAGTAGATTATATGAATTTAAACAAACTAGATTCAAGCTTTGCGAATCGCAAAAAACTAGCGACAAGTTACGGAATTAAAAATTACAGTGGAACAGCAACGCAGAACACAACATTATTAGCGAAGTTAAAAGCAGGAAAATCACACACACCAGCAAGCAAAAACACATACTACACAGAAAACCCAGGAAAAGTTAAAACACTGGTACAGTGTGATTTATACAATTCAGTAGACTTTACAACAAAAACCAAAACCGGTGGCACATTTCCACCGGGCACAATCTTCACTATCACTGGAATGGCTAAAACTAAAGGCGGGACACCTCGCTTGAAAACGAAATCCGGTTACTATCTCACTGCTAACACGAAGTTTGTTAAAAAGATTTAGTTTGTTGCCCTCGCGTGTGCGGGGGCTTTTTTATATTAAACTATTTATTGTTTAACCAGTTACTTTCAGGTTTCATAATTAAACGAGCATTACAATAGGCCATTCCAGGTGTAAGTATTGTATTTATTCGATATGAGTCAATGTGTTTTTCGATGGCTAGAGGAAGAGTATCTTTACCAAATCTTAAAGGCGCGAGATACATAATTCTTTTATTATAGTATTGAGGGACTACTAGTCTATTATTTCTTAGTATTCTCTTTTTCATTTGTTCAGTAGAAGAATTAAGGATTGTTATAATTATACTCTTATCCAATTGTTGTATGCCTTCTGGTAGTCTAGTAAAATTTTCTTCAACTATATGCTCCATGTTGTATAGTACATTTAATTTCGTATTAAAGTACATATCTTGAGGATTTGAGGCAAAATAATCAATATGTTCAGGTAAAGACCCGCGCATATTTTGAGGTATATCGTGGTCAGAACTGCGATAAAAACTATTGAAAAACCATTCTTGTTCATTAGGCCTAGAATTTTTAGTAAAAAGCATAAAAATTTCTTCCCCAGATTGAGTCAATAATCCCGTGTTCATCAAACAATGATTATCTTTAAATTTTAATAAGTTTTCATCTTTACATTTTGAAAAAGTATGATGGATGAATTGAAAAAGAACTCCATACTTTTGGTTTGACGATTTAGCATTTGGATTTTCATAATACCAATCTTCTTTTTCTGCTAAATTTTCTGCTAAATAAATTAATTTATTATTAAAATTACCTAAGGCAGCAAACTTCTTTAACGGTGGTGTTTCAAGCATCTGATTATATCCCAAATTGCATCCTCCCTAAATTAAGTATAATAATATTCTATATTAAATTCGTCTTTTATACTAGACAAAAGAATAAAAAAAATATATAGTATAAGTATTAAGAGATTAAAAACTTAATTAATACGGAACAGTATTATAAATCTCTATAAACTTATGTACTTAAAAACTAATTCAAAAAAACTAGAAAGAAAAAGCCTCGTTTAATCGAGGCTTTTTTTATGCAAAAAAACACGCTAAACATAAGCTTAGCGTAATTGTTATATCAATTCATTTTATCTAAAATCGGTTTAAAGTATTTATCTTCCGCATCTCTACGTGCTTTTATGGCATCATCTTTCTTTTCAAATCTGCCTAAAAAATGTAATTTTTTTTGAAAGGTAATAGAAGCTTCCCATTTATTTCTTTTCTCATCCCAACGCACGCCTTTTATCCCACTCTTGTTTCTTGCTGATAGGCTTCTAGTTAAAGCTGATTTCATAGTACCGTCTACTGCGTCTACTTCTAGTTTTCTTTTAAGTGCGTTTTTCTGTGCGGTCTCAGACCTTAAATTCTTATCCGCATATTTACGACCAGTATCTTCGGATAAACATCCACAAGATCGAACGTGTCCGCGCTTCAAGTTGTGCGCTAATACTTCTTTTTCATTACCGCAAACGCAAACGCATTTCCACAACGCATTCCCATTTTCCGAACGAACAAACTCTTTAACTGTCAGTCTTCTAAATTTCTTACCTGTCAAATCGATAATATGATTGTTCATCAGTATTCACCTCAAATTTTTTCTATAATCATAAAATCAGTAGAAGCATCCACATATGCCGTAAAGTGTTTAGTAGCATTAACAGCGTCAGCGAGTTGCGTTATAGTATCATCAGACATTTCCAGCTTAATTTTTTCACCATCTAGCAATTCAAGGCTTATTTCATCTGTGTTATAGCCGTATTTTTCAAATACATTAATTAATTCTTGTATAATAGCATCATTATTTATTTCTTCTTCAATTTCGTAGAATTCGTCTAAGATTTCACCAGGTGTAAACTCGAAAACGTCCGCTATTAAACGCACATTTTTTGCAGACATTTGGTCAACAGTTTTTGAATCAGCGCTTCTTATTGTTTGATGTGCCAGTCCAGTTGCATTGCCTAATTGATAAATTGTCCATTCTTTGTTTTCTAGGTATTTTTTAATAAATCCGGCCATTTTATTTTTCCTCACTTTCAATATATCTGAAAATCACTGTGTAAAATCCCATGTCGTCTTTATCGTCTTCGCGTTCTCCGTACACAACTTCTAACTTAGTTCCAGCAGGCAATAATACTTCTTTTTCGTTTTCGCAATCTTCTGCACCTAGCGCTGTTGCTTCTTCTTTGTTGCTATAATCTACAACGTGGCAAGGTGCTTCGTTTTCAATTTCAAAATTATATTCCACGGGGCAATCATTACAAACAGTGAAATCGCCACCATCTGTCCAACTTTCTTGCTTTTCTAATGTAATTACTTGGCCTTCCTCGAAACCTAATTCCCAGTTAGTTCTTATATTACGTCCAAGTCCTGAAATTTTAGCATTGATATCTTTAGCGATTTCATTTCTGTCTATTGTTTGCATTATGTACGCCTCCCGTTTCTTTACTATATATAGTATAACACGATATATTTGATTAGTCAATTATATTTGATTATAAAAATAAAAAAATGCCCCGAAATTTTTCATTCAGGGCTATTATCTAATGAAATTATTTCAGTTTTTCTTTGCTTTATTGCAATTTCTAGTTCTTCCAAGTCTTCTAAAGTGGCTTTTTTATTAATAAAAGATCGCGCAGCTGAACGGCTTTTTAAATAATTTGCATGTTCTTTATTTTTATCTTGCCATGCCTTATTTGCTTTCAACTGCGCATCAGAGGTCGTTTTTTTCGTCATAATTAATCACTTCCTATTTTTTATTAAATACACTAAACAAGCTAATGTAGTCAGTATAGCAATGATTGTTAATGCCGTGTTCTGAAAGTAACTAGCCAACCCATTTACAGCAATAACAATTAATATAATCCAGATATATTTATTCATAATTTGTGAAAGGCATGTTATAATTTATTAGAGGGAGGGGAATTCCACCCCTCTGAATTTACTTGTCCTTGTTTTTATCTTTCTTGCGTAATGTTATCAGCGCTACTGCAAGAGTGATAATTTCGAGGACTGTTTTTATTTCCTCTAAAACATCTTTCACTTTCTCAACTCCTTTCTATACTTATATTATAATACATGTATTATACAAAGTCAAACATTATTTTATTTTAATCCTATTTACCGCTTGATTTTAAGAACGTTTGTTCGTATAATGTGTACAAGAGGTGACGAAAATGTATAATTTAATTGATGATATTTTAGAACATTCAATAGTTTTAGCAGATGCGTTAAAAAGAAATTGGTCAATAGAAGTACTGTTTTTAAAGAATAATCATCACATGCGATACAAGTATGTCGTGCCTGTCCACATTGATAACGAAAAACACATTGTGCAACTTGAACGCTTTGACGAACGAATAATCGACATTAATGTAGAAGATATTATTTTCTGCGAGGTTATGACATGAGATTATATAGCTTTAATGATTTTAAATACGTCTGCTACGTAGAAGGAAAA